ATGGAATACACAGATTTCCTTAAGAGACCAGTTGATGAGGTCACAGTTTACAACATAAATGAAGTTGAATTCCTTAAACGTAAATTTATCATGAAATCAGGAATTTCTTTTGGCCCACTCAGAGAAGAGACAATCATGGAGAGCATTAATTGGATCCGTGTAGGACCAGACCCTATGGTTCAAACACGCGAACAAATGGAGAATGCACTACGAGCTTGGTTTCAACACTCTCGTAGTAAGTTTGAAAATTGGAAAACATTGTATAACAACTTTTTATTACAACATGGATTGAGACCCATTAACCTATCTTACACACATTTGATGCAAAAACACATTGGACAGAAATCAACTGTTGGTCTCAAGGTTTTTGATGTTAAACCTCAATATAAAAGAAACGTTGAAGCTATTCCAATTGCACATGATGTCCATCCACAGTCAACACCTGCTAATCCAGTTGACCCCGCAGTAGTAGCTATTGTGCAAACTGACCAACTTACTACATTTGCAGACGATGTTGTTGCCGACGTTACACACGTTAAGAGCACCATTTCCGTCGCTTACAAAGAAGCAGATCCATACGCAGATCAAGGATTATATCCTGTTCTTACACGCATGTACCAAATTGCAGATTTTAACTGGACAGGAACGCAAGCTTCAGGCACTATTGTTCAAACTATAGATTTACCTGGTCACCTGTTAGCTATCCAAAACATTATGGAGAAGCTTAATCGATTCCAGTATTTGAGAGCTGCAGGTAAAATTGCGATCAGAATTAACGCAACAGAATTTCATTATGGATCACTGCTTGGATCGATGTTACCATACACACAAGCAGTTGGAGGATCAGTTGGCCCATTTTTCAACATTTATCAAGCTTCAGGAAACGAGCATGTTATAATTAGTGCCAACGACAGAACAACAGTAGAGATCGAGATACCATGGGTCGCATCTAGTACCTATATGGACTTAGACGATGCAGCAGTTTCACAATCTATGATGGGACGATTTGTACTGTTTGTTAATAACCCACTTAGATGGCAAGATCCAAATACCACGCCATCTATTCATGTTACTATATTTGCCCAATTTGTTGACCCACAAGTTGCAGGCCCCACCATCCGTTCAGTTGTTGCACATGATGTAACACCACAAAGTAAACGAGAACAGAGAGTCAAATCACAGGAAGGAACTCTCTCACGCATTGCTGAACGTGTATCAAAAGTTGCTAGCATGTTTACCGTTGTACCACAAGTATCAGCTATAGCAACACCCATAGCTGCAGTTTCCGCCGCCGTCGCAAAAGGCGCCTCAGCAATGGGCTTATCACAACCAAATCTTATACCTTCCGTTCACCATGCGCAAATCACAGCAGGTGAACCACTAGCCATTATTCGTGGAGGCAGAACTGTAAGTGTACTATCTGCCGACCCAGAAAATGCTGTTTCAGATGACACAAGTGTTTATTGTACCGACGAAGATTATCAACAATTCGAGCACTACAAACGATTACCTACTATGGTTTTATCC